GCAGGCGACACGACAGCAGCCATATGGTGGAGCAAGACACAAATGCGCTGGGCGGAAACACAGAAACATGAGTTGACCGGAGACCCAGACCGGCCCATTGCGATTCAGCAGATCGAGCGCGTGATTGTGAAAAAGTGACGGACTAGGGTTTTTCACATGTTGCGCTTGTGTTCGTTTGTGCTACATTAACACCACTGCGACACGACAACCGAAACGCAGCACACAGGAGAAACGATCATGTCCAAGCAAATCACTGTCAAGGAAGCAACCAACATCGCCCGCAAGGTGCATAGCAGCGTGAATCGCGCCGCTGACCCGCGCAATGTGGACTGGAACGACCGTATCGACGCGCTGCTTGCAAAAATTGGCCTCGGCTTCAAACTGCGCCAAGGCACCTACATCGACGGTCTAGATTGCCAGTTCATTGGCAGTTTGGCGAAGACGATCCGTGCCAACGCGTTCGAAAAGTTTGAAGCCACAAATTAAAACAAGCCCCTCCGGGGGCTTTCTAACTGATGAAACTGCAAATCCAAACACCAGCATGGGCCGAGCCTTGGTTCAAGCCTGCACGCTATAAGGGCGCCTACGGTGGCCGTGGCTCGGGCAAGTCTCACTTCGTGGCGGAATACCTGGTCGAGCTGTCGCTGATGAAGCGCACCGATATCGTGTGCATCCGTGAGATCCAGAAGTCGCTCAATCAATCGGTGAAGAAGCTGATTGAAGCGAAGATCGAGTCGCTCGGTGTCGGGCACTTTTTCGAGATCCAAGAAGCAAAGATCAAGGCAAAGAACGGAGGGCAAATCATCTTCATGGGGATGCAGAACCACACGGCCGACTCGATCAAGTCGCTGCAGGGCTATCACGTGGCTTGGATCGAAGAAGCGCAAAGCCTGAGCCATCGCAGTCTGGAGTTGTTGCGGCCTACGATCCGTGAGGAAGGCTCAGAAATTCTGTTCACGTGGAACCCTGAGAGCCCGGATGATCCTGTGGACAAGCTCCTGCGTGGCGACAATCCGCCGCCTGATGCCATCGTGCTGCAAGTGAACTACGAGGATAACCCGTGGTTTCCGGATGTCCTGCGCGATGAGATGGAGTACGACCGAAAGCGCGATCCTGGCAAGTGGGCGCACGTTTGGCTTGGGCAGTATCAGCAAAACACCGAGGCGCGAGTGTTCAAGAACTGGCGTATTGATGAATTCGAGGCACCGCCTGATGCTGTCCACCGCTACGGCGCGGACTGGGGCTTTGCGGTTGACCCGACCGTCTTAGTTCGGTGTCACATCATCGGGCGCACGCTTTACATTGATTACGAGGCCTACCGAATAGGCTGCGAGATTATGGACACGCCGAGCCTGTTCATGAGCGTGCCTGAGTCTGAACGCTGGCCGATCGTTGCCGATAGCTCCAGGCCCGAGACGATCTCACACATGCGGCGAAATGGATTCCCGAAGATCGTCGGCGCCGTCAAAGGCCCGCGCAGTGTGGAAGATGGCATCGAGTGGCTGAAGTCATTCGACATCGTTGTTCATCCGCGATGCACTCACACAATCGACGAGCTGAACGCATACAGCTACAAGATTGATCCGCTCACATCCCAGGTTCTGCCGATCCTCGATGATCGGGACAATCACGTCATCGACGCCTTGCGCTACGCATGCGAAGGTGCCAGGCGCGCACAGACAGCGGCCAAGCCTCAAAGCGTGGCGATTGTCCCGACTGTCTCCGCATTCCGGCGCGCGTGATTTTTTGTGCGCTTTTGTGCTTGACATTGTTGGAGCAATGCCTCAGAATTCATTCATCGCAACCCGAAACCGAAAGGCGACAAATGAACAAGTACCAAACCCAAGCGAATCACAGATTCGTTGCAGTGATTGATGCCCGCGTTTGTGGAATCCCTTGCAAGCTCGGCATTGAGCATTACAACAAGGTGAGCGCAGATCGTTTTACGTGGGCCTCGGATATGGACTATGAAGGCTACACGGAAATCGAATGGGCGCTACTTGATCGCAACTACCGGCCCGCAAACTGGCTGGTCAACAAGATGACAAAAGCAGATCATGAAGAGGCGGAAAACTTGATTGATGACTTTTTTCAGAATCAAAAGCGCCGCAGAATGTGATATAAACGGCCCCGATACTTCGGGGCTTTTTTATGGCGCGCAGCAAAGCAGAAAAGTGGGCAGCAATTCACAGCGAGGCGATGGCCGAATTCGACGCCATCCAATCGGCCCTGCGCGATGAGCGCCTGCAATGCTTGCAAGATCGGCGTTTCTATTCAATCGCCGGCGCGCAATGGGAAGGCCAGCTAGGCGAGCAGTTCGAGAGCAAGCCGCGCTTTGAAGTCAACAAGATTCACCTAGCCGTTATTCGCATCATCAACGAATATCGGAACAATCGCATCACGGTTGACTTCGTTTCGAAAGACGGCGAAACAGAATACGACAAGCTGGCCGAAACCTGCGACGGTCTTTACCGCGCCGATGAGCAGGATTCAGGCGCTGAGGAAGCATACGACAACGCCTTTGAGGAAGCTGTAGGCGGAGGTTTCGGAGCGTGGCGTTTGCGTACTGTGTACGAAGATGAAGAGGATGACGAGGACGAGCGCCAGCGCATTCGCATTGAGCCGATCTTCGATGCAGACTCTTGCGTATTCTTTGACCTGAACGCAAAGCGCCAGGACAAAGCAGACGCAAAACGCTGCTTCGTTCTCACGGCTATGACCCGTGACGCATACGCAGAAGAATGGGGCGACGATCCGGCGAGCTGGCCGAAAGACATCTTTCAACACGAATTCGACTGGCTCACGCCGGATCTTGTCTATGTGGCCGAATACTACCGCGTCGAAGAAACGAGCGAGACTGTGCGCGTTTTCGAGATGCTGGACGGTGAGGAAGAACGCCACACTGACGCCGAACTAGAAGCCGATGATGGCGCTTTGCTCGTGGAGTTGCAGGCCACCGGCGCCAAAGAAGTGCGGCAAAAAAAGGTCAAGCGCCGCAAAGTGCGCAAGTACATCTTGAGCGGGCGCGCAGTGCTTGAAGACTGCGGATACATCGCAGGAAAGCATATCCCGATTGTGCCGATGTACGGCAAGCGCTGGTTTATCGACGGGGTTGAGCGCTGTATGGGCCATGTGCGCCTGGCAAAAGATGCTCAGCGACTGAAGAATATGCAACTCTCCAAGCTTGGCGAGATCAGCGCATTGTCAAGCGTGGAAAAACCGATCTTCACGCCCGAGCAGATCGCAGGGCATCAGATGATGTGGGCTGAAGACAACATCAAGAACTATCCTTACCTTCTCATCAATCCGGTGACGGATGCCATGGGCCAGCAGGTAGTCGGCGGGCCAGCAGCCTACACCAAAGCCCCGAACCTGCCGCCTGCCATGGCCGCGCTCTTGCAGATAACCGAGCAGGATATGCAGGACGTTCTCGGCAATCAGCAGCAAGGCGACAAGGTAGTGAGCAACATCAGCGGCAAAGCCGTTGAGATGATCCAGCAGCGGCTGGATATGCAGACATTCATCTACATGAGCAACATGGCCAAGGCCGTGAAGCGCTCGGGCGAAATTTGGCTGAGCATGGCCAAGGATATTTTCGTTGAGCCTGGGCGCAAAATGAAGGCCATTACATCCGGCGGCACTTCGGAAGCGGTGGAATTGATGCGGCCAACGCTCAATAAAGAAACCGGCGAAGTCGAATTCGAGAACGACTTGAGCGAAGCTGAATTCGATATTGCCGTGGATGTTGGCCCGAGCAGTTCCAGCAAGCGCCAGGCTACGGTTCGCGCACTCACGGGCATGATGCAAGTCACGCAAGATCCTGAGACGATGCAGGTATTGTCGGCCATGGCCTTGATGAATATCGAAGGCGAAGGCGTGAGCGATGTGCGCGATTATTTCCGAGGAAAGCTTGTTCGGTTGGGCGCCGTGAAGGCAACAGAGCAAGAAGCGGAACAAATGCAGGCTGAAATGCAGGGCCAGCAACCAGACCCGCAGGCCATGTATTTGATGAGCGCAGCAAAAGAAGCTGAAGCAAAAGCCATGAAAGCGCAAGCAGATACTGTGCTAACTGTGGCAAAATCCGAACAAACTAGGGCGCAGACAATTGAAACTCTGTCAAATGTCAGCGCCACGCAGCAAAAAGCCGCCATCGAAACAGCGCAAGCAATCGGCGGCGCTTTGCAGCAGCAACAGAATACAGGCAATCCGCCCAGCCTTTAATGGGGTGAGTCAACCAATGGGGTAACTATGTCAAAAACGGCAGAAAACGAGGTAAACGAGCAAACTGAAATCATTGAGGAAAGCCAAGAGATTGAGGAACA